GGACCAACTATCTGGTGACTGAGATGGCCAAGCAGGTCTTTCAGATGGGGTACTACTACTCCATTAAGGGGTCGGCCGTGATCACTCCGGCGCAGGCCCGTGCTGTGCAGACATGGCGCGACCTATGCAACGGTGAGTGTGTGGACCTGTCCCGCATCAAAGAGCTGTACGATGTCGTCCCCAAGCAGGGCGACAGGGCGGTGGTGCGGCGAGGATCGGCAAAGCTTCTTGAGGCCGCGGCCCCTGACGCCACGCTGTCTATGGTCGAACTCGAGCGGGAGTTTGGTCTCCTGCCGCAGGGAGATCTGCTGTCGGCGCCTGACGCCTTCGAGCTACTCAATCTGGGACGGGACATGAGTCTGTACCTGCGCCACATCGAGGCCTCTGGAGAAGACATCACCAAGCCGCCGCGCATCAAGCTGTCCACCTTCCACGCGATGAAGGGTGGGGAGGACGACAATTGCGTGGTATCGTTGGCCACGACCAAGGCCTGCGAGGAGAGCATGTATCCAGACGATGAGCACCGAGCATTCTACGTCGGTGTGACCCGCGCTCGCCAAAATCTCCACATCGTAGAAACCAACAAAAAGTACAGGTACCCGCTATGACTTTCGCTTTTAACGACCCCCGCATGTGGGACTGGGCCGTAGGCATGGCTCGTCACGTCGCACTTTTAAGCAAGGATCCTAGCACCAAGGTGGGTGCAGTGATCTTTGATGGCAAAAAACGCATCGTTTCTGCCGGCTACAACGGCCTTCCTCGCGGCGTGAGCGACACGCAGGAGCGGCTTACCAACAGGGATATCAAGTACAAGATGATCTGCATGCCGAAGTCAATGCCTTGAGCTTTGCCACAGCACCGGTCGAAGGGGCGACGTTGTTTTGCACGCACCCTTGCTGCACACAGTGCGCGGCGCAGATCATCCAGCGCGGCGTGGCGCACGTCTGCTGGCCGACACCGGATGTCACGTTCTTCAGTCGATGGGCGTATGACATGGACCTCTCGGCTAAAATGTTTGAAGAAGCAGGAGTAACAATCCATGTCCGATAACCAAGCACAGAAAGCGCAGGTACTTTCCATGACCAAAGAAGAAATTCTTGACAACGCAAAGCAGCTCATCGCAGGTCAGAGGGCCGCTGACTACGGAGACGCGAAAGACAATTTCGATCGAATCGCCGCGGGCTGGAACATCATCCTGCAAGGTGCGCTTGATACGCACGGGTACTTCACTGCGCAGCACGTAGCGTTGATGATGGACTGGGTAAAGACAGCGCGCTTGCTGGAAACCCTCGACCACAAAGACAGCTGGATCGACAAATGTGGGTACAGCGCCCTCGGTGGCAGCTTCAAAAAGGACGAAGAATAATGGCAAGAGAGCGCAGCGACAAGAGCACCATCTCTTTTCTAGAGAGGATGGACCTCGGCGAGAAGCTCGTGCCGGACTGGAACATCCCTTCCGAGTACCCAGACCTGACGAAGTACCCGCAGATTGCGGTTGACCTAGAGACTTGCGACCCGCACCTCACGACACTGGGGCCCGGCTGGGCGCGCAACGACGGGTTCGTCGTGGGCATTGCCGTCGCCGCGGGCGATCAGGCTTGGTACTTCCCGATCCGCCACGAGAACGGCCACAACCTCGATCCGAGGATGACCCTCAAGTGGTTCTCCAAGCAGATGGCTACGCCGCACATCGACAAGATCATGCACAACGCCACCTACGATTTGGGCTGGCTGCGCGCAGAGGGGGTTAACGTTCAAGGTCGAATTATTGACACGATGATCACCGGCGCCATCGTGGACGAGAACCGCTTCTCGTACAGCCTGAACAATCTGGGCCGCGACTACATCGACATGCGCAAGGACGAGAAGATGCTGCGCGCTGCAGCCAAGGACTGGGGCATCGACCCCAAGGCTGACATGTGGCGACTGCCGCCATCCTACGTCGGGGCCTACGCCGAGCAGGACGCGTTCATGACCATGAAGCTGTGGGACCGACTCAAGACAGAGATCAGCAGCCAAGACCTGTCGCACATCTTCCAGCTCGAAACATCGCTGATCCCGCTGATGGTGGACATGCGTGCGCGCGGCGTGCGCGTCGATCTGGACAAGACGGACATGGTCCGCAAAGGTCTGAGGACCAAGGTCCAAGATCTGAAGTCCGAGATCAAACGCAAGACAGGGGTGGACATCGAACCTTGGGCGTCGGCGTCGATGCAGAAGGTCTTTGAGGCGCTGAACCTGCAGTACCCACAGACAGAGGCTGGCGCACCGTCGTTCACGAAGCAGTACCTGAACGCCCACCCGCACGAGGTCTGCCAAATGATCGTCAAGCTGCGAGAGTTTGACAAGGCCGACAGCACGTTCATCGACTCGATCCTACGGCACGAGCACAAGGGGCGGATCCACACAGAGTTTCACCAGCTCCGCAGCGATGACGGTGGCACTGTGACAGGGCGATTCTGTGTTTCGGAAGACACCCTGATCGAAACACAGCGTGGGCCCGTCCCCATCATTGACATCAAGCCTCGCCAAGACATGGCCTTGACGCACCGAGGGAGGCTGCAGCCTATTCGTCATTTGATTTATAAGGGCGAGGAAGAAATGGTTGCGCTACGGGCATCTTGTGGTAGTGTAGTTAAATGTACCCGTAATCATCGTGTGATGACAGCCTCGGGGTGGACGAAGGTCGGTGACCTGGTCATTGGACAGGAGATTTGTGGTGTCGATATCCAAGAGGGACTTAGCGAACGAGGAGCTTTGCCGAGCAGTGGTAGAGTCGTACCTTTCCAAAGACAAGCCGAGCCTCAAGGAGGTGGGTGCGAAGCATGGGATAACATTTCACTCCGCACGAGCCATAGTCAACACAGCTCTTACAGAGGAGCAGATGAGGGAAGAGAAGGCCCTTCGGTACTCTCGGTCCAAGCTTGGCGCAAGAAACGGAATGTTGGGGAAAAACCGGTGGCTTGCACCCCAACTACAAAGGACGGCTGTTCTGCGACCCGTACGGCTACATTCTGGTGCTCAAGCCGAGTTGGTACACGGGGAGACCTTTGTCGAAGCACGTCTACGAGCATCAGGTGGTAATGGCTCAGATGCTTGGCTTGACCGAGGTGCCCGAGGGTATGAATGTTCACCACATCAACGAGAACCGAGAGGACAACTCGCCGCACAACCTCGCATTGGTGACACCGGAGGGGCATCGCTCACTGCACGCTCGGTCACCGTTGAGAAAATTGAGCCTTTGGGAGTTGCACAGGTCTGGGACATCGAGGTCGAAGCCGACCACAGCTATGTCGCCCACGGACTGATCCACCACAACTCTTCTTCAAATCCAAACCTGCAGCAGATTCCGGCACGAGACCCAGAGATCAAGAAGGTCATCCGCGGCCTGTTTATCCCCGAGGATGGGACACAATGGGGGTCGTTCGACTACTCCTCACAGGAGCCGCGTTTGCTGGTGCACTTCGCTGCCAGCATCAGAGGCCCGAACCGCCACGACATGATTGACGACGTCGTCAAAGCCTACAACGAGGGAGACGTCGACCTCCACCAGATGGTCGCCGACTTCGCAGGCATCACGCGGAAGGAAGCCAAGGTCGTCAACCTCGGGATCATGTACGGCATGGGCAAGGCCAAGCTCGCCGGACAGCTTGGTATCGCCGAAGAAGATGCGGGTGCACTCCTGTCCACACACCACGAGAAGGTGCCCTTCGTTAAAGGGCTGGCCGATCTCGCCATGCAGCAGGCAGCCAAGCACGGGGTTATCCGTACCCTGCTCGGCCGGCGCTGCAATTTCCACCTCTGGGAGCCACGGACCTTCGGCTACAAACAGCCGCTCCCCTTTGAGGAGGCCATGCAGGAGTATGGTCAGCCACTCACAAGAGCCTTCACTTACAAGGCCTTAAACAAACTAATCCAAGGATCGGCGGCCGACCAGACCAAAAAGGCGATGGCGGATTGTTACGCAGAGGGTCTTCTGCCTATGCTCACGGTCCACGATGAGCTATGCTTCTCGGTACAGAGTTCGGAGCAGGCCGCCCGCATTCAAGAGATTATGGAGACAGGCCTTTCCGACGTGTTGAAAGTCCCGTCAAAAGTAGACGCGGAGATGGGCGCCAACTGGGGAGAAGTCGGATGATCAATAGTTTTAAATCGATGGGTTTCAAAGACATGCACCCCATGCAGGTTGAGGCGTTGACCGAGCTGATCGGGATCGCCTTGAACCTTGCCTCTTTGGCGGAAGACAACGAGACCCTTGAGGAGACCGCCGCCTACTGCGATGAGCTGGTCAAGCTCTTCGGAGGCAACGGTGTCAGCATGTCTGTGGACGTCGACTTCTAGGCCTGCCCCAAACTCTGCGCGATCGCCATATTGGCCGCTTGATCTGCTGGGTTATCGCCC